AGGGGGGACAAGTGCCAAGAAAAGTGATGCGTATATACAGGCGTTTTCACGAGGTGAATTGCCTGTACTTATCGGGCACCCTGCGAGCATGGGTCATGGAATTGATGGGCTACAGGATAACTGTTGCCACATCATATTCTACGGCATCACATGGAATTTGGAGTACTACCTACAAACCATCAGGCGAGTCTGGCGTCAAGGTAACGAAGCCGCGCACGTTATTGTTCACCGTATCATTGCAGAGGGTACGTTGGACGAAGTAGTCGTGGACACTTTGTATGAAAAGGGTGCCACGCAAGAGACCTTCCTTAGTGGGGTTGACACGTATGCTAAAAAGACCGCTTGCGTGTGAAGAGGCTATGTGGTATACTCTAAGAGCCACCTGGCAAACTCAACGAAAGGAGAGGCACAATGCCCGAAGCATCCCGAGCTACCAAAGACCCGAGCGCCGCCGAAGAGGGCGCGAAAGAGCGCAAGCAGCGAGGCTCCCCCAACTTCCCGTTGGACGGCAAGATCACTGTGCGCGTGGACTCCAACCCCAAGCGCGTCGGCTCCAAGGCCCACGCCCGTTTCGCTCTGTACAAGACGGGCGATACCGTGGAACAGTTCATGAAGAAGGGCGGCACCTACAGCACCCTGAAGTGGGACACGGAGCACGGTTTCGTTGCCATCAACGAGACGCCGGAACAGCGCAAGGCATGGGAAGCCGACCAGAAGGCCAAGGCGGATGCCAAGGCCGCGAAGGCCAAGGCCACTGCCGAAAAGAAGGCTGCTGCCGACGCCAAGAAGAAAGCCGCCGCCGAGGACAAAAAGACCGAAGGCGGCACTCGCGCCAGCGCGTAACCTCCTCCCTGGTTCGCGCTGCACTTCCCCGCCCCCTCGTGGGGCGGGGTCATTTTCGAGGTGACCTATGCGAATATTTATTCCGACCTATGGGCGTTCGGGACAGCAGACTACGTTTGATGTCTTTGATGGCTACCTGCAATCTAAGTACAAGCCGACTCTAATCGTACAAGCACGTGAGTCACACCTGTATTCCCAGTACCCTCACATCGCACTGCCTGCTGGCATTGAAACTATATCGCCCACGCGCCAGTGGATTCTTGATATGTTCAACGGTAAGCTGCTCATGCTTGATGATGACCTGTTATTCTACAGGCGTAGGGAAGATGACCGCACCAAGTTTCGCAAGCTAACCAATGAAGATGTACTATTCATGTTCACTTGTTTAGAAGACATGTTGAACAACTTCGTGCATGTGGGCATGATGGGGCGCGAGGGCGGGAACCGCTACACGGAAGAGACTAAGGAAGTGGGGCGTATGATTCGAGTGCTGGGATACCAGACGGAGGTACTCAAGCACCACAACCTGAAGTTTACGGATATTCCGCTTATGCAGGACCACCACATGAATCTCAGCTTACTGAAGCTCGGGTACCCCAACTGTATACTCTCAGAATTTGTCAACAATCAAAAAGGTGGTAGTGACGCCCCCGGTGGGTGCAGTCACTTCCGTACACCTGAGCTATTGGCTGACGCAGCCCGCCGACTGGAGGAACTGCACCGGCCATTCGTTAAGGCTGTGGAAAAAGAAACCAAGACTGCCTGGGGCGGGGGCACCCGCATTGACACTCGCATACAGTGGAAGAAAGCCTATGAACACGGCAGAGCAGCGAATAGCATACTGGATTAATCACCGGTGGAATATACTGGTTAAGCGGGAGCGTGGGGACCCTAGACCATGGACAACGGACCGTATACTACAGGACTTTCGGTTCTGTAACGTACACAGGGAAAACGACAAGGTCACCAAGTGGATAGCAGAACATTGGCGTAACCCCAATGTGAAACATGAAAACCTTATCCCCGCTCTGGTGCTGGCGCGGATGTTTAACTTGCCTGACACACTTCAGGCGCTGGGGTTCCCACACTTTTGGGATGTTGAAGATATGGCCTTTGGTTTGAAAGACCGTCGGGCCTGTGGTATTAAGATATTCAACGGTGCGTACCTCATCACTACCTGTGGTGTGAAGATGGATAAGATAGACTATGTATTCCGGGTGGCTGATGATACACGCAATTCAATGGTCAGCATACAACCAGAAAATACTCTGGAACACTGGCACCGACAGCTAACTCAGGTCAAGGGGCTAGGTAGTTTCCTGGCAGCACAGGTGATAGCTGACCTTAAGAACACACCTGGACACCCGCTACAGGAGGCTCCAGACCGGCTCACGTGGTGCGCCCCTGGCCCTGGTAGCCTGCGCGGGCTTGCGCGGCTCGAGAACGGGCGTAGGCCGTCTAAGAAGGCATTCTTAAGGGTGGCGCAGGCTGCACGCCAGCGGGTTGTCCCCCTGCTGGACCCCATGCCTGAAATAGACATGCAGGACTTTCAAAACTGCCTGTGTGAGTTTGACAAATGGGAGCGTACATACTTTGGAGAATCAAAACCCAAGCAGCGATACGACGGAAGGCACCCTGACAGTACGAACCCAATACCATGACGGGAGGGTAATGGCTGTCCTGAATATACCAGAAGGACCACCCACCTGGATACAGATCTTTGGCTGCCTGGAAGACGCTGAAGTATTTTGTGAGGACCACAACCTGGAGTTCATAGATAATGTCAGCACACCAGATCAGCAGGAATAACGTCAACGAGAATTACCCCGATGGGCTGTGGTGGCTCAAGACTGCCGGCGAGATGCAGGACAGTCGTAATGGTAGAGTCATTGTAGCTCCTGGCCCTGTGCTCAATGTCTACCACCGCCCACGTGAACGTGTGTTATTCTCTGAGGTACGTGACGCCAACCCGTACTTTCACTTTTTCGAATCACTATGGATGCTGGCTGGCAGAAATGACCTAGCCTATGTGAAGCACCTGCTTCCCCGTATGGCAGAATACAGCGATGACGGTGTAGTGCTTCAAGGTTCGTACGGGTACCGCTGGCGACGTAATTGGGAAGAGGACCAGCTGTTTACTATCATAGACCACCTAGAAAAGGACCCTGAAAGTAGGCGGGCTGTCATACAGATGTGGGACCCTAGTGACTTACGTGCTCCTGGGAAGGACGTTCCCTGTAATACTCAGCTCTTTATAAGCGTTCGAGGGGACTTGTTAGACATGACTGTCACATGCCGCAGCAACGACGCAATCTGGGGATGCTATGGGGCCAATGTCGTACACTTCAGTTACCTACAAGAGTTCTTGGCCTGCGCGTTGAAAAAGATGGTCGGTAAGCTGTATCAATTCAGCAATAACTTCCACGTGTACCCTGAAATGCCCAGGTTTGAAAAACTGTACGCCCACCCCTCATCTACGAATTACTATTTAGGGGAGGCCGTGTCGCCCGGCCCCCTCTTATTCCAAGGTGACTTTCAAAATTTTCTAATGGAACTAGAGGACTGGCTGGACACCCCCACAAGCTCAAGTAGCTATCCCTTTTTATCTGGGGTAGCATACCCTATGTGGCTAAGTTTCACTAACCACAAGCAGGGCGAAAGGGAAGGCGCCCTTGAATGGGCAGACCAAGTAGACGCTCCGGACTGGCGTCTGGCCTGCAAAGCCTGGTTGGAGCGTAGATATGCCAGCAAATGACGAACAGGTAGGTGGCACTCATTATAAAGGCCAGCCCATTGAACACGTACATGGAGGCACAAATATTCAAGTACGTGCTGAGATGGAAACAGAAGAATGGCATCTCTGACCTACGGAAAGCACAGCATTTTCTGCGCAAGCTGATTGAGTGGAACACTCCCACAATTGACGCAGCCAACAGGGAAATGAGCCCTGACAGCGGGGAGCCGCGAGGCCAGGGTTACGTCAACCAAGACTGAGGTGTAACATGAACACAAAGGTATACATCGCGATATTCATGCTGGCTGTAGCTCATCTGGGGCTAGGCCAGCTTCGGGAGCCCACCAGGGCTGAAAGCATGGCCTATACGAAAATGAAGCACAAGGCCCTGCGGTATGACGAAGGTGCTGAAGCCAGGTATTGGAAGAGCTTGGCAGAAGAAATGATAAAGGAGGTGGAGTGCATCCCACTGGTAGGCGGAAGAGAAAACCGCAAGTACAACAGATGGGATGACCCGAGTACCACAGTTAACGACCCAGAGCGGTACTGGTACTCATGAGTTGCCCCCGTAGGACACCGGGGAAGGGACAGCACAGTTCCAGTTCAAAGGGTGCTGTCCGCCTTTGTGGCGGAGTTGCCGGACCCGTAGCAGTGTTCATCCGGCTTTACTAACACATGGGGAAACACGATGAAAGAATACCAGAAACAGAAGCTGCACAGGCTTCTAACGACGGGGGAATTCTTGAACCGGCATGCGTGGATGTCCGGGACCATAGGGGCTGCCTTCATATTAGGGGCCACCTATCTCGAGTCTCTGTTTGGCATGTACGCAGGGGGAATTCTAATGCTGGCCGCGCTAATAATGATGTGCAGCACTGACATCATCCTGTGGTACGTTAAGTGGAGGAAAAGAGTATGGAAGTAACCCCGAACGGTTTCATATATGAATTCCCAGAAACTCTGAGCCCTGGATTTTGCGCAGAGGTAATCGAAAAGTTTGAAGCTGACACGAACAAACAGGCTGGCCTGTTTGGTGAAGGCATGCACGACCCTAACTTCAAGTCATCCACTGACTTAACTGACATTTCCAGCCGTGAAGAATGGCGTCGTGAAGGCCAAGTATTCCTCGACTCTATCGCGGACACTTACTCATGGTTCCAAGAATTTGTGGGCAAGGAAGACCAGTTTGACTACCCTGGCTGTAGAATACAGCGGACCGACCCTGGCCAGAAGTATGAGTACCACGTAGACACCGGCCCAGTACCTGGAGTAATCAGCAGAATGCTGGCACTTATCTGGTACCTTAACGATGTAGAGGAGGGCGGGGAAACCGAGTTTTTACATCAAGGAATTAAAGTACGACCAGAGGTTGGCAAGCTAATAGTCTTCCCACCGTACTGGACTCACCCCCACCGCGGCCTCACTCCAGTGTCTGGTTCAAAGTACATCTGCACTACCTGGCTGCGGCTGAAAATGTGGGCGTAAGCTATTGGTATTGCTAGGGTTTATATGTCAGACGGCCTGTACGCCCCTGTGCCGTTCCGTTATGGTACCCTATGCCTAGGCATAGGGTACCCCAATTAAAACGGTCTCGAACAAGCTGACGGCTCCGTTTTGCTACTTTTTGCCTGGCTGAGCCATCCTACTGCCAAACCACCAGAGGACCGCCGCTGTCGCCAGGTAAAGAATGGTAGCTATGATCTGGTCCTGCATCTGGGGCTTGTCCGGAGCCAACGTGAAATAGATAAGCCCCATGAGGATAACCAAGCACAGAGTTAAGAGGGGGCGCATCAACCCACGCACGACATCAACAAAGACTATCCAGCCACTGTCCCCTGTGCTCCATCGCTGGCCTGCTTCGCGATAGCTGGCTTCCAGACCACGCCACGCTGCCTCCGCCTCCTTCCCTTCCTGCTTTTTCGATTCGATCTTGAGAGCAACTTCGGCTTCCTTATCCATATGTTTGAGCTCCATTTCCATAACTTTGAGCTCATGCCCCTGCTCCTGTTTCATGGTGAAAAACTTCATCACCCCGCTGAGGGCGGTACCAATCAGGCCGGTGGCCCCGCCCGTGAGTAGACCTAGTATGATATCCACTACGCTACCTCCAATAAGAACGGCTGCTTTCCTAGATGCTTAAACAGTCGACGAGTGGTGGTCCTGCTAGTCAACACTGCGGGGAATCCATGTAACTCGCCTATGCTCGAGCCTGGCAGCAGGCACCCCCGCGTATGACGAGGGATGTTACCAGGGTGAATTAAGATGTGGCTTCGGTCGGGCACCCCTGATACAAGATAGACCCAGCCGTACTTAGGTGAGCGATGCCAGTGGCATTCATATTCGCCAGGTGGTATGCAGGAAACATTCGGCTTGTTGTTTTTCCAAGGAGGCTCTAGCACGTAAGCGCGGAACCCTTGCGCGACCAGTGCCCCCAAGCTGCACCGCTCGTTTTGAAGAAACCTATTTAATCTGACCTTCAAGGCGTTGTAGTACCGAGGCTTGTCTGCGTAGAAGTATGTCAAGCTGACGCCGCAGTTGACTCATCCTTTGTTCATCGCCATGGTAGAATACGTCGTTGGCATGGCGTGTTTCAATGTCATCCATTTGTCTGGCAACTTTATAGATTTCAAAGTCAACATCGTCAGCCGTGTTCTGTAACTCAAGCTGTTTGTCAGCAAGCTGGCGAGTCTTAGCTTCCTCACCAACAGCGTCAGTCATAATGAAGTAAGCGCCAAAGGCCATCCCAATGACGGCCCCTAGCGTCAGTACTCCACCCGCTATTTTCATCGTGCCGTTAAGGGCCATCAGTCGGGTCGCGCACAGCCACCGCAGTACCGACTCCCGTAAAGGCGACAGTAGCACGGTTGCCGTTCATGTCTACCTTGGCTACTCCCTGACCCTGGTTCCACTTGTCACATGTCGGCGAGTGGACTCTGGCCTTCTTCATCGTCAGGCAGTACGCAGCCGCAGCGGCCTCGTCTCGCGCTGGCCCAGTCGTCTGTTGGGCAGCCATCCAAAGGCCACAGATTTCGTCCCATTCGCTTGCGGAGATGCCAGCACCAAAACCAACCCCCGCTCCAGTCACAGACCACCCATATCGACACTGGGCGCTCGGAGCATGAGCCGAAGGGTTTGGCGCGACCGCCGCTGCGTCGACGTCGACTGGGTTAGCGTTTGTCACGCTGGCCGCACCTTCAGCCTTGGCCATTGACTTTGCTTTCTGTGCTTGTATGTGAATGTCCCGGCTACGTTGGTCTTCATAGCCGCCAGCGAGGGCGGCCCCAGCCACGACGAATAGTACAGCTCCAAGGAATGCTCTCATGATAACCTCACTATCTGAAATATTCATCCAACAACCTTTCAAGTTCAGCATCCCTCTCAGCAGGCGACTGTGTTTGCCAGTCAGTCGCGTCGCCCCCCGCCTCTTCTTGTAACCTTACACGTTCTTGATTGGCGAACAACTCCATGTCGTCTGGATTTTCCCTAAGTAATCTAGCCTGCCAACGTTGACGTTGCTGCTTTGCTTCCTGTTCAGACCGCGTGGGGTACCCTCGGTACTGCAAGGGATCCTGGTACATAGGGTCAGTAAAATCGTACTCACCACTACCAAACTCAGGGTTTGGATCTATCGGGTACCCTTCTCTGGCCATCAGACTACCGCCTTGATACACAGAACTACGTAGACATTGTCCGGGCGAGTTTCGTTGCCCATACCTGTGCCTGCCGTGGTTTGTTTGATTTGGAAGCTAACTCGCAGCGGGTTGGGGTCAAACCCTTTAAGGTTCACCACCCCGTTGGGAGCTTCGTAGCTGTGTTGATGGGGGCCGACCCCTTCAAGCTGCGTCGTACCAGGGGCATCACCCGTAGTGCCGTCCCCTCGGTTACCACGACTAGCAGCGTCAGGGTCCTGACCTCTGCCTAAGTCCTGCCCACGTAGGAACTCACCCCGCAGGTCAGGTACGTTGAAATTGGGGCCTGCTCCACCGTAGGCATAGCCGAGGTAAGCAAAGAGCTCAGGGAAGTTGGCCGTCAGGTAGCTGGTACCATCGCAGATTAACCACTCCGTGCCAAGGTTGGGAGGATTGAGTGGGAAGCCTGCTATTTGTCCGACTGGCTGGTTGCCAGTGGATGTCGGGGTGTTACCACCTGACCCTCCGCCACCAGGCCCGCCTACGAAGTTACCTTCGAAGTCAATAGCGGACATAACTGCGCCAGTTTCATCCCGCCACTCGGCGAGGTTATCGGTCTGGCCAGCACTGAGTCTCTTGGTGAAGCTCTTGTTGTAGCCTGCTCCCAGATTACTGGTTTCGAACGCACCACCTGGCAGATTACCTCCCCCTGTCTGTTCAAGTAAGCTCAAACGGGCAGTGTCAGCATCGGCCTGCCCGCCGAAGGGGTAGTGTGCGATGTGGTCGGTGCCGACAGCGGCGCTGATAGTGGCCCCCAGCCTTACTTCACCACCGCTGTTTTCATTCGTGGCCTTTACGAGCAAAGCCTCGGGGATG